AAAGGGCTGGATGGAGATTACCAATTTCTTAGAAACCACACGGCAAGCGCTACTGGCCCATCCAGTTATTGCTAAGCGGTACCGCTTAGTAATGGATGATAAACACGGAATTGATACCGACATCCCTCCGGATCAAGCCTATCCGTATTGGGAGGGATTTATGACAGTTAAATATGATATCGAACAAATACGAGAGGAGATGATTATTTAATGGCAAAAGCTGATGCACCAGTTGAAGTTGTAAATGAAACAACTGCAATTGTGGAAAAAACAGTTACATCTAATGATGCTAAACAAGTAATCTACTTAGGACCTAATAGTGCTGAATTAGGTCTTTCCACAGGTACCGTTTATATTGACGGCATTCCAGCCACGGTAGGTGAAGATAAAGCAATGCTACGCTTATTGTTTGTGCCAATTAATAAGATTGCAGAAGCACAACAAGAATTAGCAACAGAAGGTACAGCGATGAACACCGCTTACCTTGAATTTAAAAAAGGAGGTCGTAGATAGTGGGAAACTATAGACACGGAATTTATACAAGAGAGGTACCTACTTCTCTTATTTCTATGGCAGAAGCTACGGCAGCCTTACCGGTTTATGTCGGCACCGCGCCTGTGCATTTGGCCACTGACCCAGCGGAAGCTAATAAAGCCGTATTGTGCTACAACTACGCATCTGCCACTACTCAATTTGGGTACTCCAAAGAATGGGATAAATACACATTGTGCGAAGCTATGTATTCCCAATTCTCTTTATTTGGAATGGCGCCAGTTGTTTTTATCAATGTTCTTGATCCGAAGAAACATAAGAAGACGTTAGCGTCTACGCAAAAACAAATTCAGGATAAAGTCGTGACAATTGAAGACCCTGTATTACTCAACACGTTAAAAGTATCTGCCACAAACGGCGGTACAGCATCAACCATCAATGTTGATTACACTGCGGCATTTAACGATGACGGCAAATTGCTTATTGGGATTGTATCTACAGGGGCACTTAATAGCGCAACATCTGTTTGGGTATCTTATGATTACGTAGACCCATCTATGGTAACGGCGGATGACATCGTCGGCGGCGTGGATACTGAAGGCAAGCGTAAAGGTTTGGAACTTATCAATGAAGTATTCCCACGATTTGGCTTAATTCCAGGTAATTTATTGGCTCCTGGCTGGTCCCATAATACACTTGTAGCGGCTGTAATGAAAGCAAAGGAAACTACTATTAATGGTATGTTCCAAGCTATGTCCTTATGTGACGCCCCTACCGATGAAATTAAAAAAGCAACAGCAGTTAGCGAATGGAAAAATAAAAAGAACTACGTCGATGAACGTCAAATCTTATGTTGGCCAAAAGTAGCATTAGCTAATCGTCAATTCCATTTATCCACACAGCTCGCAGGTCTTATGGCTAAGACAGACGCTAAATATGACGATATCCCTTACAAGTCTCCATCTAATGAGTCTTTGCAAGCGGATAGCGCTGTGTTGAAAGACGGTACTGAAATCTATCTAGGCCCAGATGAAGCCGCGTATTTGAACGGCCAAGGTGTCGTTACTGCACTTAATTTCATCGGCGGATGGAGAGCCTGGGGCAACCGTACAACGGCCTACCCATCTAATACAGATGTTAAGGATTCCTTTATCCCTGTACGTCGTATGTTTAACTGGGTATCTAACACACTGATTACATCCTTCTGGTCTAAAATTGACGACCCAGGGAACAAGCGTTTGATTAATAACGTTGTGAACAGTGCCAACGCTTGGCTAAATGGCCACGTAGCATCCGGCGCGCTTCTTGGGGCTCGTGTTGAATTTTTGGAATCTGAAAACCCAATAACAGATTTGTTGAACGGAATTTATCGATTCCATGTATATTTAGGTGTGCCAACACCGGCCCGTGAAATCGATTTCATCCAAGAATATGATTCGTCTTACATGAGCACATTATTTAATTAAGAGGGAGGTAACTCATGGCTAAACATAGAGACAAGTTGATTGACTTTGCCATTTTTAGCTCAGGCAGAGAATTATATGGTTACGCCGATGTAACCTTACCTGATATCGAATTTATCAGTGACACCATCAAGGGCGCGGGCATTGCCGGCGAAGTTGATTTGGGTGTACTTGGTCAAACTAAGGCAATGAACATGTCCATTAAATGGAATACCATTGATAAAGATGTGACCGACCTTGCTAGTCAAAAGGTGCATGATATCGAAATTCGTGGTGCGCAACAGCTATATGATTCTGCAAAAGGTGAATTAGTACCTGAGGCGGTCAGCGTATATGCCAAAGTGATGCCTAAGAAAATCGGTCTTGGCAAATTTGAACAGGCGAGTAAAACCGATACCTCTACAGAGTTTGAAATTGTATATTTCAAAATGACTGTTGGCGGTAAAACTCGTACTGAAATTGATAAATTTAACTATGTTTGTGTAATCAATGGCGTTGATTACTTGGCATCTGTAAGGGAGGCATTGGGTAAATAATGGCTACATATGATCGCGAAAAGCTAATTGACGGCTTAAACAATTTAACAGGGTTTGACTTCACAAAGGCGGAACTTCGTGTCCGCCGTGAAGGCGATATGACCCCAGATGTTACATTTTCTAAACGATTTCAGGCAGAAGTTGCCGCCATAGCGCTAAAGGAAAGCGCAAAGGTATTAATGACAATGCCAATCTCTGAATTCACTGAAATGTGCGCAGAGGTAAGCGTTTTTTTATTGCGTGGTTCGGTAGAGAAAATGGGACTTCTCCCGGACAACAATGCCGAAGAATTGCCATCCGACTTAGAGAGTGCGGAGGCATAGACTTTTGGATGTCTACCCCAATCGCTGAAATAGCAGATTGGATAGACGATTTAGAATTTGTTCTTGAAGATGAAAAGCGCTTGAGGGAGGAAGAGGACTAATCCATCAAGCGCTTTTTGCGTACACAAATTTAAAAGAAAGGAGGAACTATGGCGGGTAAAGTATTTGAGATTGCTTTTGCAATAAACGGCGCCTTAGCCCAAGGGTTTAAGACGTCGATGCAGCAAGCCAAGGGTACGTTGACGCAATACGGCTCTAAAATGACCGAGTTGAAAGCGCAACAAAGGGCTTTGGATTCTGCATTAAAGCAAGGCGTTATCTCCATGGACTCGTACCGCAACGCAACGGAGAAAGTTGGTAAGGCGCTAGACCAAACGGCAGCTAAAGACGCAAAACTCAGAAAAGCAATGCAAAATAAAATTGCCGCTGACGCTAATGCTAAAAGTGCTCGTAGTGATTTAGGTAGCACTATGGCTACTACTGCTGTAATGGCCGCTCCGCTCGTTGGGATGCTATCTAAAGCTGCAGACTTTGAAGCAGTGATGTCCAAGGTAAAGGCAATCACCGTATCTGATGATAAGGCGATGCAACAATTGACGGCCACCGCTCGTGAGCTTGGCGAGAAAACAATGTTCTCCGCCACACAAGCGGGCGAAGCGATGACATATCTAGGCATGGCCGGTTGGAACTCTCAACAAATCATGGCAGGTATGCCAGGGCTTTTGAACTTAGCTGCGGCAAGTAATACGGATTTAGCGCGTACTGCTGATATCGTATCTGATGACCTTACCGCGTTTGGATTAAGTGCAGAACATGCAGGGCATATGGCGGACGTATTTGCTAAAACTACCACCAAGACAAATACAACTGTTGAGATGATGGGCGAAACAATGAAGTACGCCGCACCAGTAGCGCATGCCTTTGGTGCAAGCTTAGAAGAAACGGCAGCACTTACTGGGCTTATGGCCAACAGTGGTATTAAAGCATCTGCAGCAGGTACTGCCTTGCGATCTGGTTTCTTACGGTTAGCTGGCACTTCCTCAAAATCTACTAAAGCGATTGAGGAAATGGGGCTTTCATTAAGTGAAGCCACGGCGCAACAAGAAGAAGCCAAAGCCGCACTAGACAGCCTAGGTATTGCGATGAATGATACCAACGGACCACGTAAGATGGGTGCAATCGTTCGCGACTTAGCAGATAAGACTAAGGATATGAGCAAGGAGCAAAAACTTGCTACACTTTCGACTATCTTCGGAACCAACGCTGCATCAGCTTGGGTAGCTGTAATTGATCAAGGACCGGATGCGTTAGATAATTTAACGAAAGAACTTGAAAACAGTGACGGCGCGGCTGCTACTATGGCTGAAACAATGCAGAATAATGCACGGGGCGCTATGATGCGATTACAGTCCGCGACTGAATCGGTGGCAATTTCTATAGGAAGTACGATGTTGCCTACCCTTGCAGAATTGGGCGATTCCTTAGCAAATGAAGCTGCGTATGTATCAAAAGTAGCAAGTGAACATCCTGAACTTACCGAAGCTATTATCAAAACAAGCGTTGCTGTAGCGGGGATGGTAATTGCCTATAAAGCAGTGAAAGCGGTTTACTTCAGCGTAACGGCAGCACA